GAGCCGGAGCGATGGGTGACTCCGGAGGAGATGCGGGCGATCAGGGTAAAGCGGACCGGAAGGAAAGGATAGTTTTCCATCTATCAATACTGTTAGCCAGAAAGGAGGATATGAAATGGAAGAGAGTAAAATTATTGAAAAAACAAACGAGGCGCTTTGGTTTCTTAAAGGGTGGCATGCTTATCAAGATAATTACGGGTGTGTTGGGCAAAACCTTTCTGAAGCAGAGGGAAATATAACGGGAGAGCATCTTATCGCAATACAAGAAGCGATCGAGAGTTTAAAAACAAATCTGCTAACCCAAAAATCCAGCCGACAGAAAACCTCTGCGGCTGATTAAATCCGTTAGGCGTGGGTAAAAATGAATAATGTATTATCTATATCCGGCGGTAAGGATTCGACAGCCATGCTTTTAGAAATGCTTGACCGTGGTGAATCAATACATTCCGCCATATTTTTTGATACTGGATGGGAGTTCCCCGCCATGTACGATCATATTGACAAACTGGAAAAGTACACCGGTATCAAAATTTGGCGCTTACAAAGTCGGTTGCCGTTTGACTACTGGATGACAGCGCGCCCAATTATAGCCCGGAAAGGTGACAGCAAAGGAAAAGTTCATCGGATCGGAAACGGTTGGCCTTCACCGTCAAGGCGATGGTGTACGCGGCAAAAAGTCGATACAATTCTAAATTATTGCAAACCAATACGCGACTACGTTCAATGTGTGGGATATGCTGCCGATGAACCCCACCGGCATTTTTCAGACGAAAAAGTCAACCATCGTTTTCCCCTTATTGAGTACGGCGTCGCCGAAGCGGACGCCTTGAAAATTTGCTATCGCAATGGCTTTGATTGGGGTGGATTATATAAACATTTTCACAGGGCGAGTTGTTTTTGTTGCCCTTTGCAAAGTTTGAGCGATTTACGAATTTTACGCCGTGAGTTTCCGAAACTCTGGCAACGAATGTTAGATATGGATCAAGCTATTCCGGTTAACCGAGGATTTAAAAACTATACAACCGTTGAGGATTTGGATAGACGGTTCGCCGAAGAAGCTGATAGCCGATAGCTCAAAGGAGATAGCGAAATGACGCCGAATCCGATCGACATATCGATACCTAGGGCGCTGCTCGTGCTGGCGGCGGGGTTTGCGGGGTTTTTCGGGGGATTTTTGCTGATGGCGGTTTTGGGGTGGATGGGAAGGAAGCTGAAAGCTCAAAGCTCAAAGCTGAAAGCGGGATGAAAAAAATGCTTGACAAGGGTTTGCATATGTGCGACACTGTTTACGCTAAAATTTGTACGGCGGCATTCGCCCCCGTCTGGGCGGTTTTTTATTTGTCGCAAAAAATAATTATGCCCGAGTCTCCCCGTTACCGCGAGGGCGGGGGCGCCTCCGTACAGGCGTTAGCAAGGCTCGGGTTAGTTTTTTTGGCGGGGAGACAAGGGCCGCTAAGAATGTACGGAGGTGAAACATGAAAGAGAATCAAGAACACTGGACAGACTTGCAGGGGCGGATCGCGCTTTACCAGGACATCCAGGGGTTCGTCCACAGGCTCCCGGACCGGGAGCCGTTTATGTTAGACCGGGACGTGGCCGCGATCTACGGGGTGGAGAACCGGAGGCTGATGGAGCAGGTCAACCGGAACCGGGACCGGTTCGACCATGAAATGCTTTTTCAGCTAACGGATGCGGAGGCAGAGGCTATGGTGTCGCAAAATGCGATACCCTCGAGGGCGCACCTGGGGGGGCATCTTCCCCATGCCTTCACCAAATTGGGAGCCAACAATGTGGCGTTCTTTTTGAAAACTGATACCGCGAAAAAGCGGGCCACCCAGATCCTCAAGGCGTTCATTTATTTCGAGGAAGCCAGCCTCTACCACGGCGAACCAATGGACGCGGCGGACAACTTTCGCGCGCGCGTCGCCTCGGGCTTCCGGGAGGGTTTCCGCCTGGCCGGATTTTGCGTAGCGTCCGGGATCGACTACGACACGCTTTCGACCCTGATCTGGTTTCGCCAGTCGGCGCTGACCCAGAAGGAGACCTCGGCGCTGCTGGGCATCTCGCGGGACAAGGTCAAGGTAACGGAAAAGATCCTTCGGACCGTCGGGCTCGAATTTCCGCCGGTGCACGCGACCCAGCGCAAGAAATGGATGCGCGACAACCTGAACGAGAGCCTCAAGGCGGTAGGCGGCAATCCCTTGCCTCAAACCTTAAACCTCCAACCTCAAACCAAGGAAGGAGGTGCCTGATGGAAACTCGAAACTTGAAACTTGAAACTGGAAACTCGCAATCCCCCCGCACCTTCGTAGACGAGGCCATCGACGTCCTGTTCGACCTTTCCGGGCAGGTGGGGGCGACGATCTATCTGATGGGGGACGACAAGCGGCTTTTAGACATCCACCGCCGGGATTTCCGGGCGTATCTGTCGAACATCCGGGATCAGCTTTTTAAGACGATCGGGTTTTTGTCGGATGCGAAAAACGAAACCGGAGACTTGAAACTCGAAACTTGAAATTTGGGAGGGGGCATTTTGACTACCAGACTCAGGAAGCGGCAAGATCCCGACATCCGGGTGCCCTGCCCTGTTTGCGGGCGGCGGATCCTGGACACAAAGGGAAGCCGCATCGAGGGCGATGCCGAGATAGAAGTCAAATGCCGCGGAGCATGCGGGTTTGTTTGGATCAACGCAAATTATTTACAAATGTGCTTGACAAACAAAAACCCGCCTGAGAGACTGTAACCGTAAAACACAAATTGACCGCAGAGAGCGCCTGAGAGTGCCATCCCCCGGAAACGGGGGACTGCGGACACCCGAGAGACCCTGAGAGGTCCACTATCCATAGAGGTAGTGGGCCTTTTTTTATTTCCTGAAACCTGAAACCCGAAACCTGAAACCTGTACCGGCTGATAGCTCAAAGCCGATAGCTCAAAGCCGAAAGGAAAGGAAAGGGAAAAAATGAAGCTGCTTGCAACCATTCTGGCAATCGTAGCGGCGCTGGCGATGCCGGTTGTCGCGCTGGCCTACGGCGTATCGCCTGAAACCAAAGAAGATGACAAAATGGAGGGCATGGTCCAGAAGTTCGTCGCCGACGAGCTGAAAAAGATGATCCGGCCGTGCCCGAAAACCACGATGGTGCAGGATTGCCTGCGCTGCCACTTGATACCGAGTTTTGCGATCAAAGAGACTCGTCGAGAAGCATTATACGACACTCCCAACGCTAACATAAAAATACTCGACATCGACGCGAAGAAAATCGGGTATCTAAAAATTACGGCCATCGATTCGGATCAAGTATTCGACGCGCTGAATTATTTCAACAGCCACCCGGAGATAACCCGCATCGTGTTCGAACTATACAGCCCCGGCGGCTCGATGATGGGGGCATGGCGAACGGTCGCCATCATGGACGAATGGAAGGCCAGGGGAGTGACCATAGAGACGCGGGTGTTCGGTTATGCGGCCAGCGCCGGTTTTTTGATTTTCGCAAACGGAACGAAGGGCCACAGGATTGCATCTCCAACGGCATTGCTCATGTGGCACGAAGTGCTTCAAATCAAACGATGGGATATCGCAACTCCGAGCAGCAAGGAAGACGAAGCGAGGATCCTTCGGTTATTCCAAAATAATGGCAATGATTTTCTATCGTCAAAATCCAATCTCACAAAAGAAGAGATTGACAAACTGATCCGGCATCAAGAGTTTTGGATGACCGGCGCCAAGGCCTTCGAGTATGGCTTTGCGGATAAATTGCTAAAATAGTGTGGCCCTTTATATGGCTCGCGACAAGCTTTGGCATTTGTTTTGCCCTGATTGTTTTGTGCGCGTTTTTATTCGCGGTGCTGTTTGGAGACACATATTGAAGTAACGGAGGCACAACATGGCATTCGACCTGACCGGCATCGGCCCGGTGGCCGAATTTGCAAAGGGGATCATGGACCGGTTTTTTCCGCCCAAGATGGACGAGGGGGAAAAGGCGCAGGTTCAGGTGCAGCTCCAGGAGATGCTGCAAAGCCGGGAAAACACGGTGATGGAGGCGCAAAAGCAGATCATCGTGGCCGAGATGCAGCAGGCCGACCCGTTTACCAAGCGGGCGCGGCCCTCGATCGTCTATTTCGGATTAGCGGCCATCGGGCTGGTGCACGTCCTGCTTCCGATGATCGCGTGGATCGTGCTTACGGCCACGGGACGGCCGCTTGCCGACATGCCCGGCATCGCGCTTCCGAGCCAGTTCTGGGCCACCTGGGGGGGCGTGTGCTCCATCTGGATGATCGGCCGGTCCGCTGAAAAACGGGGGATGACCGGCAAGATCGTCTCTGCGATAACCGGGAAATAAGGGAAAAATAATGGGCCTTGGAATCGTCGAGGGGCTGCCGATGGGCGCGATCGCGGCCATCATAGGGGTGATGGGAACCCCGGGACTCGTTCTGATATTCTGGTATATCGACCACCGCAAAATCGAAGCGATACGCCGGGAGGATAACAAAGTAATCCACGATATTCTTAAAGAATATAAAGAAGATGTCCGCAAGGTGTCGAATTTTTACGAAAAGAACGTGAGGCTGGTGGAGCGCTACGAAAAGCTGTCCGACGAGCTGACCGAGATTATTCACCTTAATACCCAGGCCCAGACCAAGCTGGTGGAAAAGATCGAAAACAACATGTTCTGCCCGGTCGTCCGGGAGAAAGGACCCCACTCATGAATACCGAACGCGCCATCCTTAAAGGCAAATTGGCAGATCTGAAGATGCGCAAGATGGAGTTAGATACCGCGATTTCGGGAAACGTCAAGGCGGCAAAGGCTTTGCTAGCCGGGGCGGCGGTGACCCCCATCGCCCGGATCGACATCGAGGGGGCGGCGGCGAACCTGACCGAAGCCGCGGCGCTGAAAAAAGAGCTGGGCTGCGTGATCGAAAAGATCGGCGTCTGCGAGGAGGAGCTCGAATAATGGGGACGGTGCGCAGGCGCTCGAAGGTGGAGACCGAGCTTCCGAGGCAGATCAAGGAGGAGCTTAACCGGCTTTTGCTCGAGGGAGCGACCTACGAGGACGCGGCCCTTTATCTGCAAAAAAACGGCTTCGATATCAGCCGGTCGTCCATCGGAAGATACGGAAAGGTCTTCCTGGAGGCTTACCAAAAGATCATCCAGTTTGAAGACCAGTCCCGGGCGCTCGCTTCGGAGGTGGGCGAAGGGATGCTCCTGGAGGAGGCCACCACAAAGCTTTTGCTCCAGAAAGTCATGGGCGCGATTGTGGACGGGTCCTACGACGTTTTGGAGATCCCGCGAATCATATCGGATGTGGCAAAGCTCCAGATCAGCAATGTGCAGCGCGAAAAGCTCAAGGCCGAGTTCGAGACCAGGGCGAAAAAGGCCGCAAGCCAGGTTCGGGACGCGGTCGTATCTGGAAAAATCGACAGCGAGAAAGATCGAAAACGGCTGATCGACGAGGTCGACCACATACTGGGGGTGTCGTGAGCGAGAGCGCTTATTTTCTGCCCTATCAGATCGCATGGCTAAAAGACGGCTCAAGGCGCAAGATCTGGGAAAAGTCCCGAAGGATCGGCGCCACTTACGTGCAGGCCTACGAAGACGTGCGGGACTGCGTGAAAAGGCCGGGTCTTCCGGTCTGGTTTTCCTCCGCCGATGAATCGGCGGCCAAGGAATACATCCTCTACTGCGAGCAGTGGGCCAAAATATTTAAAAAGGCGGGGCAGATCCTGGGGATACACGAGGAGGTCATCGATAAGGACAAAGACATCAAGGCGCTTGTGGCCCAGTTTAAAAACGGATCCAGAATCCACGGGCTGTCGAGCAACCCCAGGGCATTCAGATCGAAGGGCGGCAAGACAATATTAGACGAATTCGACTGGCACACGGACCAGCAGAAAATGTATGCCGCCGCCCGGCCGTGCGTGACCTGGGGGTTCGATCTGCGGATACTTTCCACCTACCAGTCGAAAAACGGGATGTACGGCCAGTTCGTAAGGGACGCCAAAAAAGAGCAGGCAGACGACCGGCCGATGGTTTTCAACCTGCACACGGTGACGATATTCGATGCGATCGCACAGGGCCTCCTGGATCGAATCATGCGGAAAAAAACCAGCCGTAAAGAGCGCGAGCAGTGGTTAGCCGAAGAAAGGGCGGCGTGCGGCGACGAAAACATCTGGCTCCAGGAGTATTGCTGCATCCCGGCCGATGAAAACGACGCGTTTTTGACCTGGGATCTGATCCGGCCCTGCGAGGACGAAAAGGCGGGAAAGCCGGAGTTTGCGGGAGACGGTCCTTTTTACGCGGGCATGGATATCGGCAGACGCAGGGATCTTACGGTGATCTGGGTTGTCGAGCAGGTGGGAGACGTGTTCTGGACCCGCGAGGTGGTTCGCATGAAGGGGGCGAGCTTTGCGGCCCAGGACGACGAGCAGGACCGCATCATGGACAGATACAACCCGGTGCGCATGTGCATGGATCAGACCGGGATGGGCGAAAAACCGGTCGAAGACGCAAAGCGGCGCTACGGCGAGTATAAAATAGAAGGTGTGCCGTTTACCTCCGCATCCAAGCAGGAGATGGCATTTTCCCTCCGGAGGCGGTTCGAAGACCGGCAAGTGAGGGTGCCGGTGGATCAGGAGATCCGCAGAGCGCACCACACCGTAAAGAAAACGGTCACGGCCGCGGGAAACATCCGGTTCGACGCGGACCGGACCGAAGCGGGCCACGCCGACGAGTTCTGGGCGCATGCCCTGTCCGTACATGCGGCGGGAAACGAGGTTGCCGCGGCCTGCGCCGGCACGGACCCCGAAGCGCGCGAGAGCATGACCGGGTATCGGCGCGGGGCGCTGGCGGCGGCTGGGGGCGTGTTGGGGAGGTTCTGGAAAAGGGCGGCATGATAGCTGATGGCTGATAGCCGATAGCCGATAGCCGATAGCTGAAAGGAAAATTTGTGAGCATACGCGAGCGGGTGGCCCGGTTTATCGCGCCGGGGCTAAAGGGCGAAGACGAGATCCGGGCGATCGTGGCGGACGAGATCGAGCAGGCCAGGGCCGCGCTTCCTGTCACGGCCAATTACGACCCGGACGGCGAGGGTTACCGCAGGCTCACCGGGACCCAGGTGCAGCGGGATCTGTCCGCCATCACCCAGGAGCGGATGTTCGAGATCGCGTATTTCATGTTCGACAACTCGGCCATGACAAAGCGCCTGGCAAAGCTTGACAAAACGTTTCTATTCGCCGAGCCGATCACGGTGACCGCAGACGACGAGGACGTCCAGACGACCATCGACCGGTTCTGGAAAAAAAACCGGATGAAATTAGAGTTTGCCGACCTTGTCATGTGGTTGGGGGTGCTGGGCGAGCAGTGCTGGCCGGTCGAGGTAAACCCGATAAACGGGGACGTGACCCTTGGCTATGCGGACCCGGGCGGGATCAAGCAGGTGCTGGTCTCGCGCATGAACGTTAAACGGGCGGTGCGGGTCGATCTTTACGGCACCGCGGGAAGGTCCGGAAAAAAGATGGCGATCATCCGCGAGGATGAAAACAGCCTGTCCAAAGACTACGGCCGCCTTGTGGGGGACTGCTTTTTTTATGCGATCAACCATCCGCCCAACTCCCCCCGGGGGCGGTCGGATTTTCTGACGCTCTTCGACTGGATCGACGGGCTCGAGCGCTACGGGTTCAATTATTTAGAGCGGGCCGAGTTTTTGCTAAATTTTGTGTGGGACGTGGCTTTAAAGGGGATGAACGCGGACGAGATCCGCGAGTGGCTTCGCGACAACCCGGCGCCCGAGCCGGGCTCGATGCGGGCGCATAACGAAAACGTGGTGTGGAGCGCGGTCTCCCCGGACATAAAGGCACACGATTTTGCCAAGGGCTTCGACATGGGAAAGTCGTTTGTCATGGGGGCCGCGGGGCGCCCGGACTCGTGGTTCGGAGGCGGCGGAAAGGCGTACCAGACCGAGGCCGAGCAGTTCGGCCAGGTGCCGATAAAAGATCTCGACGAGCGCCAGGCATTAGCGGGGTCTATCGTCGAGGACGTGGTTCGGTTCCAGATAGACCGCAAGGTGGCGGCCGGGGTTTTGACCGAAAAACAGGCCGAGGCCGGATTTAAGGTGAACCTTCCCGAGATCAGCAAAAACGACTTTTCAAAAATCGCAGCCGGGGTTCCCCAGTTTACCGCCGCGCTTGCGGTGGCAGAGCAAAACCTTTGGATCGGTCGGGACACGGCAACCCGGATATTCGCCCAGGTGGCCGGGCAATTGGGGGTGGAGGTAAGCGCCGAGGAGGAGATCGAAAAGGCGGCGGCGCGGCCGGGGGATGTGACCGAGGATTATGAGTGAGGGAAGCTGATAGCTGTTAGCTGTTAGCTGTTAGCTGATAGGCGGCTTTTAGATAAAAATTATGATTGAACTATTAAACATAGATTGCATGGATTACATGGCAGGGCTGAATGATAATGCCTTTGACCTTGCTATAATCGATCCGCCTTATGGACTTGGTGAGAGTGGGGAAAAGAATGCAAGCAGAAGTAAACCTGCTTTCGGGCAGGGTGCATTGGTAAAAGCGACAAATTACAAGCCCTTTTTTGGGGGCGACAAAGAACCGCCAACACATGAATATTTTTTAGAGCTACAACGTGTAAGCATAAATCAGATTGTTTTCGGAGCGAACCACTTTATTGACAGGATTGCAAAAAATTCACCATGTTGGCTGGTATGGGACAAGGTTAATGGTGCCAATGATTTTGCTGATTGTGAATTGGCATGGAGTAGCTTTAAAACGGCTGTTAGAAAATTTAGCTTCAGGTGGAATGGTATGCTTCAAGGTGACATGAAAAACAAAGAAAAACGCATACACCCCACCCAGAAGCCCGTAGCACTCTATAACTGGCTATTAGAAAACTACGCTAAACCAGGCCAGCGCATCCTTGACACGCACTTGGGAAGCGGCTCCAGCGCCATAGCAGCGCACTATTACGGGTTTGAGTTCGTGGGTTGCGAAATCGACAAAGATTATTATCAAGCGGCGTGCAAGCGGTTCAAAGAGGAAACCAGACAGCTAGGGCTCTTTGAATCCGAAGCCGAGGAGGAGATCGAAAAGGCGGCGGCGCGGCCGGGGGATGTGACCGAGGATTATGAGTGAGGGAAGCTGATAGCTGATAGCTGATAGCTGATAGCTAATAGCCGATAGCTGAAAAAATGGCTAAAAAACCTGCGGAAAGAGCGTTTCAAAAAAAGGTGGCCGAATTGATTCGCAAGGCGAACAAATTGGAGGACGCCGAGGTGAAAAAGGTGGTCCGGATGCTTTCGGCCGCGCGCAAGGAGGTTGCGGCAAGCGTGGCGTCCACCGAATGGCAGGCGTATCACCTGCCCCAGCTAAAGGCTGCGGTGGAGCGGGCGCTCGAGGGCTTCGGCCAGCAGTACGGGGTGGCCATGCGCGACGCGCAGCGCGAATTCTGGGAGGTCGGGGTCGACCTGGTGGACCTGCCTCTTCGGGCGGCCGGGGTCGCGGTGGCGATCCCCGAGATCGACATGGCGGCGCTTGCGGTTTTGCAAGGGTTTTCGTCGGATCTTATAACCGGGCTTTCAAAGGACGCGATAAAAAAAGTCAACTCCGAGCTTACCCTGGCGCTCATGGGGCAAAAATCCCCCTTCGATGCGATGGAGGCGATCGGGCGAAACCTCGACGATAAGAGTATCTTTAAAAACATAAAGGACAGGGCCGAGGCGATCACCCGGACCGAGGGCGGGCGGGTGCTCGAGGCCGCGGGGCAGGCGCGCAAGGAATCGGCCGCAAAGGTTGTGCCCGGCCTTCAAAAAAAGTGGTATTACGGGCACAGCCCCAAGATGCCCAGGCCCAAACACATGGAGGCGCACGGCCAGATACGGGATGTGGACAAGCCCTTTAACATCGCGGGCGAGGAGCTCATGTACCCGAAAGACCCGGCGGGGTCTGCAAAAAACACGATCCGGTGCGGGTGAACGAGCTTGCCGCACCATCCCAGGTGGGAGGAATTGAAAGCTGATAGCTGATAGCTGATGGCTGATAGCTGAAAGAAAAGGAGGAAAGCAGATGGCAAAAGACGACATAAAAGACGCCGCGGCGGTGGAAGAGATAAAGAAGGCTGCCGAGGCAAAGGAGAGGGCGGCAAGGAAACGCTTTAACGCGGCCTGCAAAGCGTACGGGATCGACGAAAAATACATCCTTAAACGGCGGATTCATCCGGACGGCCGGGTGGTGGTGGTAACCCGCGGCGGGGCAAAGGTCTTCTGGTTCGAGGACATGAAAGACATCGAGCCGCTGGGTCCGATCCGGGTCACCGGGGTCAACCCGGAAAACGCAAAGCGCAAACCGATAGCCGGGAAAGCGAGAGACAAATAGGTTTCAGGTTTCAGGTTTCAGGTGTCGGGAGCGCGGTTTTCGATCCTGAACACTGAACACTGACACCTCAACTTGGGAGGGACGGCCATGCCGAAAACCAAAAAGACCCCGCCCGCCGATGCCCGCCGGGCCGAGGCCGACATCAGCCTGGACGACATCCGGGAGATGCTCTGGCAGGCGGTGGGCAAAAAGGGCGATAAGTATTATCTGTCCGAGGTCTTTCCGTCGTATCTGATTTTCGAGATCGACGGGAAGTATTTCAAGGCGGGCTATTCGATATTGGACGGCGAGGTGCAGATCGGAACCGACGAGACCGAGGTGGAAAAGGCCTGGGTCGAGGCGAGGGCGGCGCAGGATGTTTGCGACGACACTTTCGCGGCAAGGCTCCGGCTGGACAGCCCCAAGGACCCCGAGGGCTCGGCGTGGGAGGTGACCATCTGCGAGCCAGGCTTTACGAAAAACGGGTGGTATCTTCCCGCAGAGGTGCTTAAAAGCGCGGCCGCGCTCTTCGAGGGGGTGGATGTAAACCTTTTCGAGCTTCCCGCCGGCGCGGTCCATGTGCCGGTGTCGCTCTACGGCGAAAAGCCGCGGTTAGCCAAAAACAAGGCGGGCTGGATCGATGCGGTGCGGTTTGCCGCGGACAAGGGACTTTGCGGGGTGCTACATTTTTTAGACAGCGCCAAATGGCTTGGGAAAAACCTGCTATCCGCCGCAAGCCGGGGCGCCGACGCATACGGCCTGTCATACGACTGCCCGGTGCGGGCGAAGATGGCGGTCATAGAGGGTAAGACCGTGCTCGAGGTCAAAGAGTTTTTGGCCGCGGACTCGGTGGACATCGTAACCCGTCCGGCTGCGGGCGGAAAATTCATCCGGGCGATTGCCGCCCGCAAGGAGGAGGTCATGGATAAGGAAACACTATGGGAATTGATCACGGAAAAGCGGCCGGATCTCCTCGACGGAAAATCGCTCGACACGATATCCGACGAGGAAATCACCGGCCTTGCGCGCATGGCTATGGAGCCGCCTGCGCCTGCGGACGCAAACCCGGGGGCGGGGGACGGAAACGAGGAAGAGCCGACAGATAAAAATGCGCTGACCAAGGACGATCTCGCGCTCTTCAGGTGCGAGCTGGCTCTTGACAAGGCCGTCGACACGTCGGACCTGCCCGATGCGGCAAAGGCGCGGGTGCGGGGGCTTTTTACGGGCAAAACCTTCGAATCCGAAGAGCTCGTCCGGGCCATCGCCGCGGAAAAGGACTACCTGGCCGCGATGCAGCCAAAGCCCGCGGACGACCCCGTCATCGCGCAAGGGGTGCGCGTGGGGCTTGGAACCCTCGAAAGAGCCCAGCTTGCGGTCGACCGCACGTTCGGGGCGACCGCAGAGGAAATGAAAACATTTTCCCGGATGACCCGATTAGACAACCGGCCCTTTTTCGACGACCCGGTGCTGCGATCCGTCCAGGACATCGAGTCTTTCGACGAGATCCCGCCCTTTACGGGCTTACGGGAGATGTACGCATTTTTTACCGGGGACACCGAGGTGACCGGGAACTTCATCCGGAAGAACCTTCCGGCAGATCTTCGCGCCTCGGCGGACATCACCAGCGCAACCTTTACCTACGTGCTGGGAAACACCCTGGGCCGCCGCCTGGTTAGCGAGTATAGGACCACGGACTTCGGCGAAGATCTTTTTATTTCGGTCCGTAAGCCGGTCAAGGACTTTCGCCAGCAGGAGGCCGTAAAAGTCGGGTATTTCGACGACCTCGACACGGTGGACCCGGAGACCGCGGATTATCAGGAGATCGCGGCGGTCACCGACGAGGAGAGCACCTACACCCTGGCCCAGAAGGGAAACCTTCTCACCATCACGCGTAAGACCATCATAAACGACGACGTTTCGATAGTCCAGCGGCTGGTGCTGCGATTAGGGCGCGCGGCCAGAAGAACCCACGCTCAGTACGTCATAGACACCTGGATCGACAACGACAACTGCTCGGACGGCACCGCCTGGCACACCTCGGGGCACGGAAACCTGGGATCGACGGCGCTTTCCATCACCACCGCGCTCGTGGCCTACAAGGCGCTTGGCAAGATGACCGAAAAGGACAGCGCAAAGCGAATCGGGCTTTTGGACGACCCGTCGGCAAAGCCGATCCTCATCCACCCGGTGGATCTTTTCGACACCGCGGACATCGTTTGCAACAACGAGTATTACCCGGGATCGTCCTCCAACATCAACGACCGTAACCCCATGCGAAACCGGATCGTCCCGAGGACCCTGAGCATTCTGACCGACACCGACGACTGGGGCCTTATCCTGCCTGCGAACCTGGTGGACCACGTGGAGATGGGATATCTCAACGGCCGGCAGGAGCCCGAGATGTTCGTCGCGGACAGCCCGCAGTCAGAGCAGGTCTTCGTGGCCGACAAGATCCGCCACAAGATCCGGCACGAGTATGCGGGAACGCCGGTGGACTACGTCGGGAGCTATAAGGCGGAGGTATAGAGAAGCCGATAGCCGATAGCCGATAGCTCGAAGCCGATAGCTGAAACCTGAAACCTGAAACTTTTTAAAGGGGGATATCATGAGACGAGCAGTAAGACACATTGCAATCCTGGCTATCGCGGCGCTGGTGCTGGCCGTATTTACCGCGCCTGCGGCGGCTTTCGACATTAAACAGTCCTTGGCGCGCTTTTCTGGCACCGCCGGAGAGACGCTGGCGTTAGGGGACGTGGTCTGCATAAAAGGCTCGGACGGCTACGTTTACGAGGCGGACGCGGACGACTCGGACCTGCGCCCCGCATTGGGGATCGTCGGGCACGGCGGGTCCTCGGGCTCGCTGGTGGAAGTGCTCACAATATGCTCGATGAGCGGGTGGTCGAGCCTCACCCCGGGGATGCCGGCCTTTCTTAGCGCCACGGCATCCGAAGCGACCCAGACCGCGCCTACGTCCTGGCAGCAGCAGATAGGCATTGCCACCTCGAGCACCACCTATTATTTCGACTTTCGCGCCGACGCCAACGCCGCCACCGTTCTGGGCACCCTTTACGGGGCGAGCCCCATCGTGGTCGAAGGGACCACCGAGGACGCCTACGAGACGACATTCACCTTTACCGACCCCACCGCTGACCGTACGGTGACCTATGCGGACGCGGGCGGCACGGTGATGCTCACGGCGGTATCTGAAAAGACGGCGAGCTATTCGGTGACCGCGGCCGAGACCGGCACTACGTTCACCAACGAGGGGGCATCCGGGAGCGTCGAGTTCGATCTGCCGGACGCCGCGACCGGGTTGATCTACTGCTTTGCCAACGCCGAGTCGGGCGGGTACACGATTCTAGTCGACCCGACAGGCTCGGATCAGATCCCGGCCCTGACCGACTCGGCGGGCGACCGCGCAGAGGCCGGGGAAAACGACGTCGGCCACACCATCTGCCTGCATGCCATCGACGAGGTCTACTGGATTATCCGGAGCTATTACGGGGCGAGCTGGGCAGACGCCAATTGATTGCGGATTTTAGATTGCGGATTGCGGATTGAAAGAGGGGGTTTCCATGCTACCAAGATTCGCGTTTATTCGACGGCTCGCCATTGCGGCGCTCCTGGCGGCCCTGGCGAGCGGATTTATAGCCTCGCCGGGGCTTGCCGGGGACCGCAAGACCCGGGCGATCGCCATGAAGTCGAGCGGGGCCGTGACCGCGTCGAACGCCCAGACCACGGGCTTCGACGTATCGGCCTATTTCGAGGGGCAGATCCTGATCAGCGTGACAGCGGAGAGCGGATCGTCGACCCTCACCCACACGGTGCAGACGTCGGACGACAATTCGACCTACTACGACCACACCGACGGCTCGTCGATCACGGCCACCGGCCGGTACCGGACCGCGATCGCCAATTTCGGAAAATTCATCCGGGTGAACTACACGGTGACCGGGACGAGCTTTACGTTTGCGATCATAGGGGTCTTTAAGAATTAGCTGATAGCTGTTAGCTGTTAGCTCATAGCTGTTAGCTCATAGCTGTTAGCTCATAGCTGTTAGCTCATAGCTGTTAGCTCATAGCTGATAGCTGTTAGCTCGTAGATTTTAAAGGACGGGAGCGATTATGCCTAACGACTGGGAAAAAAACCCGATGGAGGTCGACACGGCCGAAAACAATACGGGGGTCTATTTCGTCGACTATTTCGAGTGGCACCCAACCGCGGCCGACGACGATCTTTCGATCGCCGACGCCGCGGGAAACGTTCTGATGAAGGTTCGGGCCATCTACGGCTCCCCCAACAGCGAGGAGTCCGGGATCGTAAAGAGCGAGCGGTTTTGCCGCCCGGTCTACGGGATCAACGTGGCCGTCATCGACGGGGGGACGCTTTATATACATGTGAGATAGCCGATAGCCGATAGCTGATA